TCCACAAGTCCTTTGTGATGACAAAAAAATAGGAGGATGTATTGATACAATCAAGTTTCTCAGAGAGCACCAACTCGTTAAATCTTAACATAAATAAAGATAACTACGAGAATCGTGGTGTTGAATTCATTCTTAATGGAGGAAAAAGAAAGCAAACACAACCATTTCATATTATCTTTGAGAAGATAGTTTGCTTTCTGAAACGGGAAGTAACTGTCTATTTTGAATTTTCCTTGAAGGTAAGGAAGAAAGACTAGTTTCCTGGAGGAAGGACAATGTTAGCAGTAAGTTTAGTTTTCGGTTCATTTCTAACCGTTTTATTTTTAATCATGGGAACAGTAATAGGTTGGACTGCTAGAGAATATATGATGAATTATCGGGAAGTACCAAGACCTCACCCCGAAATGTTTGATGGACAAGGAAATCTTATTCCAGATGAGGTCATAGCATTTAATTTTGAAAACTATCATGACAACAACACCGAAGAAGAAGACAACGACGAGTCTTGAATTACCAAATAATCCTTTCCTATTTGAAATTTTTGATTTAACTTCAAAGCAGAGATCTAAAGCAAAAAAAATTGAAGTACTTAAAAAGTATGAAGACCCTTCACTGAAAGCGGTTTTTATTTGGAACTTTGATGAAAGTATAATTTCAGTTCTGCCTGAAGGTGAAGTTCCTTATTCGGGGTATGAGGAACAATCAAAGAATAAAGGATCTTTGACCAACAAGATTACGGAAGAAATACGTAATATGCACACCACTGGATCTTTTTCTTTGGGTGCAAGTGATAAACAAGGACACACAACTATTCGGAGAGAGTTTAAACACTTTTATCATTTTATTAGAGGTGGTAATGATGGACTGAATAATATTCGTCGTGAGACAATGTTTATCAATATTCTTGAGGGACTTCATCCATTAGAGGCAGAAATTATTTGTTTGATAAAAGATAAAAAACTCTCAGACAAGTATAATATTACAAAAGAAATTGTTGCCGAAGCGTATCCTGATATCAAATGGGGAGGTAGGTCTTAATGGCAACTGAATTGAAAGATCCACCCAAAGTAGAAGAAAAGATGGAACAACCAAGTATCAAAGCTATGGGTCCAAAATATGGGTGTGAAGTTTTGCAAGAAAAAACTAATGATAAACTTGCAAATGATAAAAGTCTGCCCAATGATGCATATCTAATAACATATGTTATTGATGATGAAACTTTTATGGATCTTACGAGATGTAAGAGTCAGGTGAGTTTGTTTGATATGTATTATGATTTCTATGGACCAAAGGCAGTCAAAGATATTAAGTATGGATACGGCACAGTTAATCCAAAACTTTGGGGACAAAGGGCACCCGAAACCAAAAAGAGGAAGTAATTTCCCATATCGGGGGAAAAAAATTCCGGTAAAATTTTGACCCTTAAGGTTTTTAAAATTGTATCACATTATACAAAACTGCTTGACTATATAGAGAGTATGGTCTATAATAGACCTGTCGTTCATCTCAATATATGAGACGCAAGTAAGTCGCGGAACGGAGCGTTCATCCTATGATTGAACTTATGTTGTTGCTTTCCAAACAACCAAACATGACTTGTCTTCAGTTGAAGGAAGTTATTGAGGTTGTGGAAAAAACGACACAGTTATCTGAAAAACAGAAAAAGAGGTTTTTGGATAGAATTTCAA